AGTAGACGGCGTCACGCTGAGTTTAAATGATCGGGTGCTAGTTACAGGACAAAACACCGGCAGTCAAAACGGAATTTATTTTGTCAGCACAGTGGGCTCAGGCTCAACAGGAACCTGGACTCTAGCCTACGATGACAATACTACCGGCGAAGTTGATGCTGGCATGATTGTGATGGTCACCGAAGGTACGGTGTATGCCGACACACAATGGAAGCTGATTACAGACAATCCTATTGTTATTGGCACTACTGCACTGACCTTTACTCAAAACTATCTAGCCAATGCCATCATAGCTGGCACCAGCAATGTATCGGTTCAATCCAATGCCAATGTGACCATCAGCTCAGCCGGCACGGCCAATGTCTTGACCATTAGCTCAACTGGTACGGTAGTAAAAGGAACAGAGTCAGTCACCGGCAACATTACAGCCGGTAATGTGCTCACAGGTGGACTACTTTCGGTAACTGGTAATATCTACACTGGTAATATCCTGACCAACGGTTATTTTTATGCCAACGGTACGGCATTTGGTGGCGGTGGTGGCGGCGGTACTCCAGGTGGTGCCAATACTCAAATACAATATAACAATGCTGGGTCGTTTGGCGGTTCGGCAGCATTTACTTTTAACAATACCACCAATACCATAGCCACCACAGGAACATTCAGCGCCACAGCCAACATCACCGGTGGTAATATCTTAACCAACGGATTGATTAATGTAACGAACACCACGGCCAACACAATAACAACCACATTAACCAGTGGTGCAGATTCTGCCTTTAATTTAACCGCACAAAACGGAGTAGCACAAAATCTAACCAACACAGAAGTTGCCAGATTTGGTATAAATCACGGTCCAAGCAACACCGGTTGGGATAGCTTCACACAATATATTCGTGGCAGTGCCTCTCAAAATGGCTATCAAACACTATGGGCATCCAATACTCAAATTGCTACAGTCAACTCCAGTGGATTACTAGTTGCCGGTGTTACCAGTGCCACAGGCAACATTACCGGTGGTAATATTTTAACAAGTGGTATCATAAGTGCCACAGGTAATATTGCTACCGCTGGCAATATCACAGCCGGTGGCTATATTACCAACTCCACTTACATAAGTACCAATACATTGAGTGCTGTGGGCGCAGTAATTACAGGTAACATTACCGGCGGTAACTTATTGACCGGTGGTATTGTTAGTTCAACTGGCAACGCCACTCATGGTAACTTATCAGTAGGAACTGGTACAATTACCGGCGGAAACATTGTCAATGCCAATGGCAACGGCGTTGGTAACATTGGATCGAGTAGCCTATACTTCAATACGGTGTTTGCTAAAGCCACATCGGCTCAGTATGCGGACTTGGCCGAAATGTACTGTGCCGACGCCCTCTATCCTCCTGGCACAGTGGTCGAATTTGGTGGCAGTTCTGAAATTACCATTACCACTACCACGCACAGTACTAGAGTGGCTGGAATTATCTCAACAAATCCCAGTTACCTGATGAACAGCACCATAGCTTGCGAAGTAAACGCATTGGAAGTGGCCTTGGTTGGTCGAGTTCCGTGTCAAGTGGTTGGCACCATACGCAAGGGTGATCGCCTGGTATCTAGCAAAGTACCTGGTACTGCACAGGCCATGAACACAGCCCTGTATGAACCTGGTTGCATTGTAGGCAAGGCTCTTGAAGATTACAACTCAAGCACTCCTGGCATTATAGAAGTAGCAGTGGGAAGAATTTAATGGAAACAAGATTTCGTGCCGACTATGCAGGCGAATTTGTTGTGACACAGAGTCGTTGGACTGGCGGACGCAAAGAAGAAAACCGCGAGTGGATCGCCAACCCAATTGAGAATCAACACATATCAGGCCGTGCAGCCTGTATCAGTGGCACAGTAGATCAAGAACGGTTTGATTACACACGGCTACAACGACATCGTGGCGGCCTGTTGGGATCTTTAAAACTGCAAACCTACGGAGTTGGAGATGTAGCCGGTCAAATGCGACTGGATTTTTGTGTAGAAACCCGTAGAGACCGACTGGCAGATATTATAGCCGCCGAGTATCAAATCAACAATGTTGTTTATACTACCGCAAAAAACTGTACCTTGTATCCGGGTGAGTTTTATTTGATACCAAACAATCCTCACCTATTAGATCTTGCAACAATTTTATACTTGGCAGCATTTGACGGACATAAAGAAATATTCATGTTGGGTTATCATCGAGAAACGCCGGTTGAAAATCCAAACTGGATTGAACATATTAAAACCGTCATGGATGCTTACCCTGGCACAATTTTTTGGATGATTGGCGAACCCACCAATATGCCAGACGCTTGGATGGATGCCTCCAATTCAAAAAATATGACCTACAGAGAATTTGTCAGCTACTGTGATGTTGGATAAGTTGTTCTATAGTTGAAATTTTATCACGCACTGCATCAAAATTTACTGTAGACCATAAACCCGGATGCATGGGTTTTGGCCAAGTACCAGATGCGATCCAGGCATAGCCTGAATGTTCATCGTTGAGACAAGGGACAAATTCTTCAGCTACGCTACAAAAAAAAGTGTGGTAAGAGAATCCCAAATCAGCGGTGGTAAATTTTTCCAGCGGTACAAGACGCAGATATTCCGGCATTATACCTAGCTCTTCGTTGCATTCTCGAGTCATGGTATCAATCAAGGTTTCACCCGGTTCGCTTTTGCCACCAGGAAGTCCCCAGGTGTGTGGATGTTTTGGGTCGTTGCGCATGAGATACAGATATCTATGGGTATCCACACTATAAAACCAAACTCCTACAGCAGTTACAGTACTAGACTCCATGAGCCTCCTGTGTACAAGCCTTGATAACTTTTAACCCACATGTTGCCGGTCCATCTGTACTGTATTTCTGTGGTAATGTTTGTTACATATTGCATATTTGTTGGACTGGAGGTGCTGTCAAATGCTATGGTCCAATAAGATCCGTTGTACTCTATAATGTCATTGGCATGGGCCACCAAAGGTTGTCCTCCAACACCAGTCCAGGCCAAGGGATTGTTACCTGCTGGATTGTCATACGATCCAGTTGATTCGGTCAACAAATAGCGTTGACCTGTGACCGCGGCAATCAACCCAGCACCGGGCCCGCTGACCAGTGGATCAATGACCGAATCAACTGGCGTCAAGGTGTTGGCTGGAACTGTACCAGTTTCAACGTTAAATAACAGGAATCGATCATCGGTTGGATCGTAGCTGACATATCCAGACACATCTGTTCCATCGGGTTGTTCTAGGTTAACATAACTGATTCCAGGTCTCAGAGTGCCATACAAGTTCACTATATCGTGCCAGAGCAGATTGGTGTCCGGACTATCCGGCGGAGTTAAACTTGAATTGGGTTGGTCAATTTTGTTGTCGTATCTTAATGCTTGCAATTTGTTGCCAATTAACAAGACCTGATAACCGTAGGGAGTAAATCGTTGTCTAGTTCCCAACAGCAGATCACTTTCCAACAGGTCACTATTGAGATTTCCTGTACCGTCAAACACACTGGCTATAATGCGTTCCACAACACCAAGTTTTTTGACTTTGGCCGGGCTAGTGATCCAAATTGGCAATTTAAATGTCAAGCTAGCAATGTCAATGGGATTGTCTTGATTGACTGGAATCACGCGGCTTGACCAATTGACGTTGTCCAAATAAAGCACGCTCAAACTGGTCCAGTCAAGAAAACTGTCGGTGCTTTGTATTTCTAAACTAGGATTAAACAACACCAATATCTGTTCCAGGATCTGCATTTTTTGATTGGTGTTGCTGGTCCAAATATCCAATTTGATTGTCAACTCAAACGGCACAGGCATCAGTCTTTCAATATTGAAGGCGTTTCCTTGAGTAGTTTCATAGGTGTTGGTGCTGGAATCATAAGTGCGTTGACGCACAGGCATGGTACTGGTAAATGTAGGATCTTGAATTCTTGGACGATCGTATTTTAAATCTGTAATATAAAAAGTCATCAAGGGCGTGGACGGCATGTCACTGGCCGAGTTGTTTTGCAAAATGGTTTGTGCCTGACGACTGGCATCGCCGTAGCGCACTGGAACTCGCACTAGGGTATCAGCTGTACTGCCAGGACCCTGCCCAGCTTCGTTGGTGCCAAATTCAACATCAAAGTTACTAAAAATTCTAGCAAACTGTAAAAGAAATCGACGGATCTGTCCATCGTAAAAGTACTGAGCCATTATCGTCCTGGGGGTCTTGGATTGGGTGGCGTGATATTGCCGCCTTGATTACCGTTGTCGGCATTGGGCTGTAAAATCTTGCTGAGGCTTTGCCTGCTTGGTATGTTACCTTGATCGGTAGTAGCCACAGTATATGTATTGTTGACAAAACTGGCCCGTTGCGTCAGTGCGCCGTCGGCCAAGTCAAGATCGGTTCTAACATTATCACTTATGGCCAGCCAGGCCGCACCATTATAACGAAATAATCGATTGGGAAAATAATCAAGTCTTAAACAATAATCGCCTGATGTAGGAGTAGGCGGAAAACTTACACCCGGAGTAACAGGCAATCCATTGGGTGCATGCGTATCGCCGGTAAGATATCCTGCCAAATAGCCAAAACTTTTTGGAGTGTTGCCAGACCCAGACTCATTACTACTAGATGTTATGCTGGCTGAACTGGTAGTAGCACCACTGCTAATAGGCTCTCCATTGTCACCTGTGGGTATCACATAAAATTTAACATTGTCATACCCACTGAGAGGGACATCATTGTAGGCCTGTGTCAAGATAGCATCGTTGATGGCCAAATCTTTAGGTCTAGTACTCTGTGCATCGCCTACTGTGGTTGGATTGGCAATCAAGTTCCAATAAGGTTGTCCAGTATCAGGATTGACCGCATCAATAGCGGTTCCGGGGGGCACGTTGCCGTTGGCTCGGTAGTATTGATTACCATCATTGACCACAGTGTTGCCTGGATAAAAATTTCCGTTGTCCCAGATGTTTTCTGGTTCAAACGGTTGATTCATGATCTGACTGTATTCTTGTGCGTTGACCAGAGGGGTAGCCTTGACACGCCACAGATGTGGTAACCAGGTCTGACTAAAGCCTTCCTGAGCAAATGCTGCATCTTGTATCACATAGTATCTAGGTAGGGCACGAGCCAGGCTTGTATTCAAGGGATTGTAATCCTTCAAGTTTGGAAACTCTAACACATCACCTGACATCAGTTTGCGACCAAAAAAGTCTATCATGTTGTTGTAGTGAAAGGTGATAAAAATGGTGTCATTGTTCATGAACAGGCCAAACTGCGTAAGATCAAAGTCTATGTCCTGTTGACGATAAACACCACGCATGACAAACACATCAGGATCGTACACACGATCACGGTTTTCCAACAACAAGAGATCTTCAATAAAGAGCGGATTTGTTGTGTCGTAGTTGGGTATGGTAGCATCATTGTTACCATTATCGGTACCGGCACCCTGTGGACCAAGATATTTGTGGCAGTAGATATCCAGCCCCCCAACAGTATATTGTTCTGAGATTATACGATCTAAATATTGATAGTCGTTAGTTCTATTGGGCTTGTATAAACTCAGTCTTGGCATAATTTATTATTTAGTGCTTTTTTTGCAGCCTTAGTTGCAAGCATTTTAGCAATAGATTCTGGTGTTTGTTTCTTGCCAAGATTTTTTTGTCTTAAATTTTCTTTTTGTTCAGCTGTAAGTGGTTTGTATACGCGAGATTTTAAATATTTTTCAATTTCTTCTTGTGTTTTTTTGCGACCAAAAACAGGACTTTTTTCGCCAACAAACATACCTTTTAATTTTGCAGCTCTTTTTTCTATAGTTTCTTTGCTTTGTTTTTTGCCTTTAACTCTGTTTGATGTTACTTCTTTTTGTTTTTGACTTGTTGGTTTACCATAAGCAGGGTTACCCTTGCCTCGTCGTCTTGCTTTAGATTCTTCGCTCCATTTCCAGCCACCTATTTTATGTCCAGACGATCCTTCGCCACCATCTGTTTTATTGTATAGTATACCTGTTCCCAGATCTTTGCGACCATACTGGGCAATCAATTTAATTTCTAAATCAAATGCAGATTGTTCGTCTAAATTATCTTCTACTATAACAATACGAGTTTGGTCTTTTGGTGGTTTAGTATCTTTTTTGTTCCATTTTTTGTAGGCGCGATCGCCACTGCCTTTTCCGACATAATACGGAGTGCCGTCTTCTCTTAGATAGGTATATACATAAAACATGGTATAGATATTTATGTTCATAATTCCAGATTGACCTGAAAATCAAAACGCCTTATAATTACACTTATGGATGAATTACTTCAACGCTTGGAATTAGCCGAAAAAGCCATAATCACTGTCAAAAACAAAGTGGTTCGTCGGGATCTCCTCAAAATGGTCAAAGCTGTAGACCGTGCTATGGTGGCCGCAGATCAAGAAAGCGTAGAGTGTCGGCGTGCTCGAAGAGAAACACTACGCTACAGAGAGTTGGTACAGCAAGCCCGCGACCTAATAACCAATCTAGAACAACACATAACTTTTGCTAACCTGTTAGGTTGACCACTGGTACCTTTCTGTATATAATAAACATTATGGCTAAATTAAACGAAATCAAAAGACTTAACCCCAAGGGTGCTGAATTCAAATATGTGGGTCCAGAACCCGAATGGCGTGTGCAACCTACTAGTGAAAATCGCTTGGGTCTACTGGCCAAGGCATTCCAATGGTACAACTATCACTATGGCAAAAAAGATGCCAAAGACATGTTGTGCCAGTACTTGGAAATCAATCACAGACCCAAGGATGCCAAACTCATGCGCGGCATTCCTGATAGTCAGATTCGGTTGACTCCGGCCTGGGCCTGTCGTATGACCCTGATTGGACTGGAACTAACCGAGCATGAACAGTGTATTGTGGATGAACAAATCAGTGCCATGCTGAAAGCCAAGCAAGAAATCAAACGAGCTCAAGCCGATATTGACGCTGATACTGCTGTAGCCAAACTCACGATTCAAGATCACCTGCGCGAAAAGGTTTCGGAGTGTTGTGGCGAACTAGAAGGAATGTTTGATGACTTTATTGTAGCTGGCGCTAAAATGAGTGCGGACTTCAAACCTATCGCACTCATGCGTGGTATGAATATCAGCCCTAATATGATTTCCACGGTAACTCGTGTGTGGGAACTACGCCTGGCCGAATTTACCGAAGTGCTAGCTGGACAGGATGGAGATCTTGTGGAAGGCTACAGTCACCTTACAAAACTACAGCTAAAGAACTGTGTCAAATTTTGTGAAACAGTGATCAACGACTGTGCCAGTTATGT